CAAGCAGACTCTCTTAATAGTGCGCTGTTTGATATGTACGACGGCGAAGAAAGCGCTGACGTTCTCATGCAATTTGCTATTAGTGGAAACCTGTCGGACGCTACAGCCGTCCGTAAGCATCTTAGACGCGGAGCTGTGGACTATCTAGCGCATATTGCAGATATTCATATTGACCTTACCCACCAGACTTATAAAGAAGTCTTAGAAGACGTGCATTATGGTATGCAATAAATGCGAAACGTTAAAAGATGATAACAACGCCTGTGTGTGTCGCGTGGTTTATGACTTAAAACATCCACCACAGGCATTAACGTCTTTAATGCTTGAAGACAATAAAGTTAATGATCTGGTTGAACGGACGCGGAAGGTAGTGGCTCAGTTGGGGCTATACCGGCGGGGGTGACATCAGTAGATTAACATGGATTTAAAAAACTGTAAAGGAGTAAATCATGGTTAGTTGGCACTTGATGTTTAAATTCAATCATGGGTTTGGCGTATATCTTGGCACACTACCAGAAAGGGACGATATAGGCTATGATTCTTTTGGCTATGAGAAGCCGATTGTGATCGGTGGTTTTGAGCTGATGCTCCCTTTTATATGTGTACAACTGTTGGAGGTGAAATACACAGATGAGTAAATACCAGAACACACATCAACCATGTAATGACTGTGGGAGTAGTGACGCACTGCTAACTAACATAGACGGATCTACCTATTGTCACAGTTGCGGAGCATATAAAAGACCGTCAGAAGTGGCTGTTAGGCTTCCAGAGAAGCCACTGACAGGACGAGACGGTTTTGATGCTGTACTACCCTTACTAGCCACAGAGAGCTTCGTAGGAGTCCCTGAGAGAGGTCTGAGTGCTACTACAATGAAGGCATACGGCGTTGTGGTCAAGTCTAATCAGGTGCTTTATCCTTATTTTGATGCTGAGGAGCCTGTAACGCCTGTAGCGGTCAAAATACGACACCCCGATAAGCGTTTTCAGACTAGCGGAGACTGGCCAAAAGGTGGTCTTTTTGGTCAGCAGTTATTCTCTAAAGGCGGTAAGTACGTTACTGTCTGTGAGGGCGAGTATGACGCTTTAGCGGCTTACCAGATGCAAGGCAGTAAATACCCTGTCGTCAGCATCCGCAACGGTGCAGGAAGTGCGCTGAAAGACTGCAAAGCGTCATACGAATGGCTAGACAGCTTTGAGACTATTGTTGTTTGCTTTGACGCAGACGAGCAAGGCATTATAGCGTCTGATGAAGTGGGTCAACTGTTTGGAGGCAAGGCTAAGATCGTCAAGCATAAGAAGGATTACAAAGACGCTTGCGACTATCTTATTAATGACGATAAGGAACTTTTTACTCAAGCATTTTGGCAAGCTGAACGCTACGTACCTGACGGCATCGTCAGAGCTTCTACCCTGTGGGATGAGGTCAACACGCCAATGCAGAAGGCTGAAGTGGTTTATCCTTTTAACGGCGTTAACGAGCTGACTTACGGCATCCGTACCGCAGAGCTTGTGACTGTGACCGCAGGAAGTGGACTAGGTAAATCTCAGTTTATGAAGGAGATTATCTATTCAGCTCTACAGCAGAGTGAGCATAATATTGGTCTGTTGTTCTTGGAGGAAAGCACGAGGAAGACAGCACTGTCGATTATGTCTCTATCTGCAAACAAACAGTTACACCTACCGACCACGGTTAGCACTGAGGAAGAGCGTAGGAAAGCATTTGACGAGACGCTTGGCAATGATCGCCTGTACTTGTTAGACCACTTCGGATCAACTGATGTGGATAACATTGTAGGGCGTGTTCGCTACATGGCTAAAGCGTTGGACTGTCGGTATATATTCTTAGATCATGTCTCTATCGTTGTGTCAGCTCAGTCTAACCTAGACGAGCGTAAAGCATTAGACGAGATAATGACTAAGCTACGGATGCTTGTACAGGAGACAGAAATATCTCTGTTTGTTGTTAGTCATCTGAGAAGACCTGACAGCAAGGGACACGAGGAAGGCGCGGCTACGTCCTTGTCACAACTCAGAGGCTCTGCTTCTATCGCTCAACTGAGTGACATAGTGCTAGGGCTTGAGCGTGACGGACAGGCTGATGACATTAACGTCAGAAACACGACTAAGGTTAGAGTGCTAAAGAATCGCTTTAGTGGTGAGACTGGACGCTGTTCTGATTTGTTCTTTGACAGCCAGACTGGAAGGATGAATGAAATAAACTTAGGAGATGAGTTATGAGATGTTTAGCCTGTAATACTGTTCTGACTGACTACGAAGCAACTCTCAAAGATGCAAGCACTGGTGATTATCTGAACGAGTGCAGTGATTGTGTCAGAGGCTCTACTGCTAACTATGCTTTAGAGGAACGCATAGACTTAAAGACTGCTCAAGACATTGGACTGGGCGTTGCAGATTATGAAGTGGAGTAGAGATGTTAACTATTGATATTGAGACAGACACTAAGCACTCAACTATCTGGTGCGCGTGTACTGAAGACGTAGAGACTGGACAGACGGAGTGCCATACTGAGCCTAGCACGTTACAGGCTTTGATAGATGAGCATGACGGCGTTGTCACATACAACGGCATAGGCTTTGATATACCTGTATTGAAGCGTGTTTGGAATATAACGGTGGACGGTAAGAAGCACGTTGACGCTATGCTGTTGTCAAGGTTGTATAATCCATCTGTACAGGGAGGTCATAGTTTGCGTAGTTGGGGTCATCGTCTATCGTATCCTAAAGATGACTTCACGGACTATGACGGAGGCTTGTGTGAGGAGATGATTACCTACTGCAAGCGTGACGTTAACCTGACTACTAAAGTCTATAAGAAGCTACTAGCAGACTTAAAGAATGATAAGTTTTCTAATGACTGCATAGAGCTAGAGCATCGCGTTACAGAAGAGCTAGAGATACAGACAGAGAACGGCTTTAAGATTGATTTGAATAAGGCTAATGATTTGTACAGTTCTCTAAACTTCCGTATGCGCGAGATTGAGGCACAGCTACAGACTGAGTTTAAACCCATCGTTACAAAGCGCTACTCTGATAAAACAGGTAAGCGTTTGAAGGATAACGTCGAGGAGTTTAACGTAGGCAGTAGGCAACAGATAGCAAAGCGTTTGCGGAGTGTTGGTATACGCTTTACTGAGAAGACGGAAGGCGGTAGCTACAGGATTGACGAGGACGTACTAGAAGCTATTGACCATCCACTAGCGCAATTAGTGGCTGAGTATTTACTAGTCCAGAAAAGAGCTAGTCAGGTAGGCTCATGGTTAGAGTCTGTTGGAGATGACGGCAGGGTACACGGTAGAGTGTTTAGTAGTGGAGCGGCTACAGGTAGGATGACGCACATATCACCTAACATGGCTCAAGTTCCTGCAACGCGCAAAGTCCATGACGGCTTAACACCAGTACAGAAGCTGAAGGCTGAACTAGGCGGTCAGTGTCGTTCATGTTGGATAGTGGAGGAAGGCAACAAGCTAGTTGGTATAGATGCTTCTGGTCTTGAGTTGCGTATGCTTGCGCACTACATGAAGGACAAAAACTACGTCAGAACTATACTGGAAGGTGACATACACAGCGCCAATCAACGAGCCGCAGGTCTACAAACCAGAGACGAGGCTAAGACTTTCATCTATGCTTTCCTGTACGGTGCAGGTGACAGCAAGATAGGCAGTATTGCAGGTGGAGGCTCTGTTCTTGGTAAGAAGTTAAAGACTAACTTTTTAGATAACATACCGTCACTCAAGAAGTTAAAGCTAACGGTGGAGGCTATAGTTACTAAAAACAATAGCGTCCCTAGCTTAGACGGTAGAAGGATTCGTATTAGGAAAGCGTATAGCTCTTTAAACTTCCTGTTACAAGGGAGTGGGGCTTCTCTGATGAAGCAAGCATTACTGAATGGCGTTGATAGTCTTAGGGCGGTAGGTATACCATTCAAGATTGTCGCTAACGTCCATGATGAGCTTCAGGTAGAGACTCCAGAGGCTTTTGCTAAAGCCGTTGGTATACACTTCCGTAATGCGATACGTAAGGCAGGTGAGGACTTTGACCTCCGTTGCCCTATGGACGGTGAGTATAAGATTGGAGATAACTGGTCTGAAACTCATTGATATTCGTTAGCCTGTATGATAGACTGTATAGGCTTTAAACAGCTAGTAAGACACTAGCATATACATCTCTATATTTTAACTTAAAAGGAATACAATTATGGAAGCATATAAACCTGTAACATTAAACACTACTCTCTACTGGGCTAATCTACAGAACAAAAATGATATGTCTGGTAAGTATCAAGTAGATATGTCTTTACTCTCTGATGCTGCTATTCAGGCTTTAGAAGAGCGTGGATTGTCTGTAAAAACTAAGGACGATGATAGGGGTAACTTTATTACAGTAAAGTCTAGTAACCCTATACGTGCTTATAACACTCACGGTGATGAGATTAGCTGTCTTGTCGGTAACGGCTCTAAAGCTAAAGCTGTGTTGGGTCACTATGACTGGCAGTTTCAAGGCAAGCAAGGACGATCTGCTAGTTGCCTCAAGTTAGTTATTACAGACCTCAACGAGTATGCACCTGACGGTGGAGAGATAGACGTAGCTTTGGAAGACGCTCTATAATGTTGCTGATAGATGGCGATATATATTGCTATCGAGTAGCCTGTGCGTGCGAGTCTGACGCACAGGTTTCTTTTAATGACGGCTTTAGACACGCTAAGAGAGCTTTTGACTCTCTGCTCTCTGATACTTTACTTGCCTATCCAGACCATGAGTATATAGTTTATATCACTGGTGGTAATAACTTTAGGCATGACATCGCTGTGACAGCGCCTTATAAAGGTAACAGGAAGGGAGAGAAGCCGTTGTTGCTTCAGGAAGTACGCGACCATGCTGTAGGTTATTGGGACGCTGTTGTGGTGGAAGGTGAGGAAGCTGACGATGCTATTGCTATAGCTGCTTCTACTGCCTACCTAAACGACTGTCCTGTGATAGTCAGTATTGATAAAGACTTTGACCAGATTGCAGGGTTACACTTTAACTTTGTTAAAGGTGAAGAATATTTCGTTACTTCAGAGTTTGGATTAAAGCATTTTTATAAGCAGATTCTTGTTGGCGATTCTATTGACAATATCATAGGAGTTGATGGTATTGGAATGGGAGGTGCTCAAGACCTCATAGGAGGCTGTAAAAAAGAAACCGATATGTGGGACATCTGCGAAGACCAGTTAGGCTATGACAGAGCGCTTGAGAACGCTAGGTTGCTTTGGCTTAGACGAGTAGCGGGTCAGTTATGGATGCCTCCACGAGAAAGACCTGAAGGGGTACGATTCTATGGCGAACCAACGAGTAGAACGCACTAGAGCAGGGAAGCAGTGGACAGAGGCTAGATATTGGCAGTTCATACGGTCAGCGCTAAGACAGGCTTACAGTCGCTACCCTGTTAAATTCCAAGTAAAGAAAGAAGCAGAACGTACAGTAAAAGGTAAAAGACATAAGTACGAGTATCAATGTGCTGAGTGTAACAAGTGGCACACTAATAAAGAAATCCAAGTTGACCATATTGTCCCCGCAGGGTCTTTAAGCAGTTATGAAGACATTGCAGGATTCTCAGAGCGCCTGTTCTGTGAGTCAGACGGTATGCAAGTTTTATGTTTAGAATGTCATCAAGCTAAGACTAACTCAGAACGTGAAGCGAGGAAGAAACTATGAGACACTTTATTATTCCAGATACTCAAGTCAAACCAGACTCTAACACAGACCATTTAGCGTGGGCGGGACAGTACGCTGTAGCTATGAAGCCAGAAGTCATAGTTCATTTAGGCGATCACTGGGACTTCCCTAGTTTATCTAGCTACGATAAAGGCACTAAGTCTTTTGAAGGCAGACGCTACCAAGCTGATGTTGAGGCAGGTAAGAAAGCTATGGAGGTTTTCTTAAAGCCTATTAGAGATGAGCAGAAACGACAGAGGACTAACAAGCATAAGGTGTGGAAACCAAAGCTAGTATTCTTGTTAGGCAACCACGAGAACAGGATCACTAGAGCAGTAGAAGGTAGTCCAGAGCTTGAGGGTTTAATGTCTTTTGCTGATCTTGGTTTAGAGAAGATGGGATGGGAAGTTGTACCGTTTTTAGAAGTTAAGATGATTAACGGTATAGCTTACTCTCACTACTTTACTTCTGGTGTTATGGGTAGACCTGTTAGTTCAGCTAAACTGATGCTTACTAAGAAGATGGTTAGCTGTGTTATGGGTCACGTACAGGACAGAGACATTGCTTACGCACGTAGAGCTGACGGTGTTTCTGTTACTGGTTTATTTGCAGGTATCTTTTATCAAGAAGACCAGAGCTATCTATCACCACAGACTAACCAGTCTTGGCGTGGTATATGGGTCTTTAACGAAGTCAATAACGGTAGCTTTGACGAGTTGCCTATAAGTATGTCTTACTTGAGAAAGAAGTATGGAGAGCCTGTAAAATGAGTTATACTTTTACTGAAATAAAAGAGCAGTTGTCCTTGTTAGATGAGATTCTTGTTTTAGAGGTGTTAGAGATTAACTCTACTGAGCTAGTAGAACGCTTTGAAGACAAGATTGAAGATAAACTAGATAAAATAATTGAAGACTTAGGAGGTGAGACTGATGAGCTATCTTGACAAAAGTACCCCAGAAGACTGGGATAGAGTAGCTAGGCAGATAAAAGAAAGACAGATAGAAGCTGTAAAGGCTAGGAGAGAGTTAGAAGAAGAGTCATCAGATATTAAAGACCCTATCAACCCAAGCCACTACAAGGGCGAAGGTATAGAGTGTATTGACTACATTAAAGAACGTTCTAGTAAAGAAGAGTTTTTAGGATACTTGAACGGCAATTTAATAAAGTATGTGCATCGTTGGAAGAATAAGAATGGTGTAGAGGATTTAAGGAAAGCACGTTGGTATATTGAACGTTTAATCAAGGAGGTATGTTTATAATGAGTGAGTTTAGGAACAGTTTTGGTGAGTCAATCTTCCGCAACAAGTACGCTCTTAACGAGACACAAACGTGGTCGGAGAAGGTTAAAGATATTGTCAATGACGTTTGTACTGGCATCCTTGAGAAGGATGACATGGACGTATTAGAGAAAGCCATGAAAGAGTTTAAGTTCATGGCAGGAGGTCGTTATATTTACTACGCAGGACGACAGGCTAGTTTTTATAACAACTGCTACTTGCTTAAAGGTGAGGAAGACACTAGAGAAGAGTGGGGTAAGCTAGTACAGAGAGCTAGTGACTGTTTGATGAGCGGAGGTGGGATAGGCATAGACTATAGCGTGTTCCGTCCTAGTGGCTCACCGTTAGGCCGTACTGGTGGTGAAGCGTCAGGGCCGTTACCGTTAATGAACAGTATTAACGAGATAGGCAGGAACGTGATGCAGGGCGGTAGTAGACGGTCAGCTATCTACGCATCGCTTAACTGGCAACACGGTGACGCACACCAGTTCTTAACAGCTAAAGACTGGCACTCACTACCCATCGCTGACGGTGTTACAGTGTTTGATGCTAAACAAAACAACTTTAACTTCCCTGCACCCCTAGACATGACTAACATCAGTTTAAACTATGATGATAAGTTCTTGGATGCAGTGAATAATGGCTTCTTGCCTGATACGTTTGTACAGAACTGTAGACAGGCTTTGATGACTGGGGAGCCGGGGTTTTCCTTCAATTTCGGAGATAAAGAAAATGAAACTCTCAGAAACGCGTGTACAGAAGTTACTAGCGAAGATGACTCAGATGTTTGTAATCTTGGCAGCATTAATATTGGTGCGATTGACGATATTGAAGAATTCAGAACAATTGTTAGAGTTGCCTCCATGTTCCTTGTATCAGGAACGCTTACAGCAGACCTACCCACAAAAAAGGTGTATGCTGTACGGAACAAAAACAGGAGACTTGGCTTGGGCTTGATGGGTATGCACGAGTTCTTGTTAAAGCGTGGCAGTGACTACGAAGTAACTGAAGAGTTGCATAGGTGGTTAGAGGTTTACCGTGAAGAGTCTGAGAAAGCAGCTAACGCCTTGTGTGACGCTAGAGGTATATCAAGACCTGTAGCGTACAGAGCAGTAGCTCCTACAGGTACAATAGGTATACTAGCAGGTACGACCACTGGTATTGAGCCTTTATACGCTGTAGCCTACAAGAGACGTTACTTGGTAGGTGGTGACAAGTGGAAGTATGAGTATGTTGTAGATGCTACAGCAGAAGACTTAATCACTTCTCACGGCTTAGACCCTGATAAGATACAGACCTCCTCGTCTATGGTTAATGACTTTGAGCGTAGACTGAAGTTCCAAGCTGACGTTCAAGACTATGTTGATATGTCTATATCTTCTACTATCAACCTGCCTTCATGGGGCAGTGAGGGTAACAACGAGGACAGAGTTATGGAGTTTGCTAAGATACTAGCTAAGTATGCTCCTAGACTTAGAGGGTTTACTTGTTACCCTGACGGTGCTAGAGGTGGACAGCCTTTAACGATGTGTAGCTATAAAGAAGCCACTAAGCATAAAGGTGTAGTGTTTGAAGAAAACTCAGAAAGTGTTTGCGCTTCTGGTGTTTGTGGTGTATAGTTAAGTCTATATAGTGTGGTGTGTGCAGTGCCTGAAGCCTGTATAGTCTATGCCTCCGTAGACTATGCAGGCTTTTTTTTATCTCTTCTTTGGCTGTTTAGAAAACTGTTTACCTTTTTTCGTATCAGCTCTTTTCTTCCTTGTAGTAGCAGCGTAGTCTTTCTTAGACATAGCGTCTCTAGTCTTCTTAGGTAAGTAGCGCTCTCCTGTCGCCTTTTTACCCTGTATAGATGGCTTGCCTGATTTAGTACCCCAATCCTGCTTAGTCCATTTAGACAAAGACTTTTGACCACTGCTCTTAGATCCTGAGTAACCACCCCCTTTTGCTTTATATTCTTGAGCGACTAACTGAGCCTTCCTAGCAGACCACTGACCGGATTTACCGCCTTTAGAACCTGCCATGACTTTGTTTTTAATACGCTCTCTTAGAGAAGGTTTAGTGTAAGCCATTATCGTTTCTTAGGCTTCTTCATTGGTTTCTTCTTAGCTGTAGTCATTGCTTTTTTCTTAGGTGGTCTACCAACTTTACTACCGTATGTTCCTTTACCGTATGGCATAGTCTTTCTCCTTAGTTATTGATTCTGTGCTTCAAAAGCGTTTTTTAATTGCCTGTACATTTCAGGGTCTTGTGCTTCTAAAGCACCTAACTTACCTGCATTTTCTAGACCTTTATAAATACGAGACTTAGACAGTTGGTTTTGTTTCATAATACTGCGTTTAGTTTGTTCATTAAAGACTGTTTTATCTCCTGCGTCTGGAGCAATAGCAGCAGCAGCTACAGGTCTATAGCTAACACCAGTACGTTCAGCTAACTTCTGAGCAGACTCGTCTAATCGCTGTGCCATTGCTGAACCTGCTCTTTGGAATCCTGTCTGTCCTGCTAAAAGACGTTGAGTAGATTGTGAAGAAAGCAGTCTAGCAGTACCTACACCTACCGTAGCTACGCCAAGACCAAAAGTACCTCCAATACCAAGACCTAACCCGCCTGTAGCACTTGCTAATAAAGAAGTAGCAAATAGCCTTTCAAAGATAGAACCGTCTTTTACTACTGTTTCTTTAAAAAACTTTTGTCCTTGTTCTATTTTATTTATGTCGTTATCAATAGTAGACATAGCTTGTTTAAACCTAGCCTTTTCTTCAGCTAAAGCTATAGCTTTTTGTTGCGAGTCTTTGGCAGTTTTTTTAGAGGCTTCAAATTCTCTTTGTATTGTTCTTTTTTTAGCTTGGTTGTCTGTTTGAAGCTGCCTTTGTTGGTTTTTTAACAAAACTTTTTCTGCTGTTATTGCTTCTTCAGCGTTCTTTTGAAGAACTTCTGCGTCTTTTTTAGCATTACCTTCTATAAGTTCTTTACGTTGTTTAGCTAACTTGCTAACGTCTTGTGCATCCTTTTGTAAAACTCCTTCACCTACAGAAGAAAAGTAACTACCTTGCTTTTTGTTAGCTGCAATCCAATCGTCAGTAGTAAAAGCTCCTTGTAGGTCTTTATTTCTTCCTGTAGCTGTAGACACAGCATCTTCTAACGTGCTTTTTATTTTCCATAGCTGTCTGTCTTTTAAAAACGAAGCAGCTTCAGTAGCACTTAATTTAGAAATAAGCAGATCATCCAAATAATTTTGTATTGGTTTTGTTATTTCTCTTGTAGCAGTTTGGTTATCAGATAGGTTGTTAATAACAGTCCCTATTTCGCTACGCATTTGTAATAAGTCTTCTCCTGACATTACTCCGTTTTTAGCACGTTCTTTAATCATAGCGGATATGTAGTTATTAATAGTAGTGGCTACTGTTTTTCCGTTAGCTCCTGCAAGAGCTACTTTTGTTGAGTTATCTTTAAGTATTTTATTAATAGTTTTTTCTATAGCGCCTAAATTCATTTTGTAGTTTGCGTTTTTAGCTGCTGAAAAACCAGTTGTAGTCCACGCTTCTCTTACTGCTGTGAGCGCGTCTTGCGGAGACATAGCTGATATTTCGTCAGCCAGTCCTGCTTTAGCATTTGTTGGTAAGGCTTTAACTATAGCCTCTGTCCTAAAAGAAGTTTCCAAAGCGTTAACAGCAGCGTCAGCTTCTCTAGCAGCAGCAGCTTTTAAAGCGTTTGTATCTACTGAATTTCTAAGTTCTTCTATTCTTTTTTGACTAACACTATCTAGCTCATCTGCTGTTATTCGTCCACCTGCTGTCAATTCATCTGTTAAATCATCAGCTATGCGTTTAGCTTGTGTTTGTTGTTGAGTTATGTTTCCAGAAGAAATTGCTTTAGCTCTTGCTATTGTTTTCTGTGCGTTGTTTTTTAAATCAAGACCTCTTTGTTTTAATACATCAATAGAAGGTAATCTGTTTTGTACAGACCTTATTTGTTGTTCCATTAAAGAACGCGCACCATAGGCTTTAGCGACTACGTGCTGATACACAGGAGCAAGAGCGTGTTCTGTAAACATTAAATTAACAAAATTAGCATTTTTTCCTATTTCTTGTGCTATATTGCTTTGTAAGGCTTTGTTAGCTGCTACACCTACTCCAGATACTCCTAGACCAAAAACTGTACCTATACCGCCAGAAACTACAGCATTTTGTAGTTTTTCACTTATTGTGTCGCCTTCAGCGCCTATTAAAGCAGACTCAGCACCTACAAGACCTGCTCCAAGAACAGGCGTAGGTGCTTGCGTTGCTATTTTGTACGCTTGAGGGCTAAAACCTGATAACTGTTGAGCAAGTCTCCCTGCTTCGTCAGCTTGTGTTGCTGTAGCTCCAACAGCCCCTCTACTCCCAAGAGCAGTTTTAGTAGCAACACTAGATTGTCTAGCAAGTTCTGCTTGGCGTAAATTACGAGCTTGTCCTAATAACTGACCACCCTTAATAGAAACTGGAGACAGTATGTTACCTGCTATGTTAGAAGTTATAGCAGCAACAGGGCGTTCTTCTAAAAATGCAGCAGAGTCAGCTTCGCTTCTATCAAGCATCTCTTCTTTAATTTGAGTTATTGTTTTGTCTTCAGAGCCGTACATTCCAAATAGTTTATAAGCTACTGCTCCTAACCAAGCTCCTGCTTCTTCTCCTTTGTTCATCCACAACCCATCAGTAAATGCCCTAGCTACTTGTAAGCTGTCGTTAGTGTCCCAATCTCCTGTGTCTGCTTTCGTTATTAACGCCCCTATATTTTGGGCAACGCTGTCTTCTATTTCTGCTTCAAGAGCAGGACGTTTGTCGTAGAGAATAGAATCTAAAACGTTAGAAGTAGTAGCAGTTTCAGAAAATTCATTATCCTCTGATATTTCTTTTCCTGTAAATACACTCTTAGCCATTTTATTGTCCTAAATCTATCGGTAACTTGCCGTAAATGTCTTCAAAAGTAGTTAATGACGTTTGTATTTTTTTTATTTCTTCTTCTGTTGGTGTTTTTAAAGACTCAAATTCAGCTGCTTTTGCTTTTAAAACTTTAGAAGCTGCTACATATTTTTTAAACTCAGCATCAAAACCAACCTTTGTAGGTTTATTTCCTGCATCAGCTTGTGTGTTTATGTACATACCGAAAAGGTCGTTATACTCTTGGTTTAAATTATTAATGTTTTTTGCTGCAAGTAGATAATCGTAAATTTCTTGCATACCTGCGTCTTCCTTAGGAAAACCTGCGCTAAAAAGAGCAACATCCCTATCGGAAGCTGTGCCTTTTGGCAACGAAGATACAATTTCAGTATTTCTTTCTCTTGTGTAAGCGGTTCTTAACTGTGATATTTCATCACGCATTCCTAATTCGTTAAAAGTAGCTCCTCGCACCCTTGCAAAAACACCCGCAGAACTATAGTTAAGAAGGTTACGTTCTTCTATTGTTTTAAGCATTTCATCAATGCGTATGTTAGAAACAAAAGCGTTGTTTGCTATGTCCGACGTGTCGCCATACTCTTTTTCTACAACAACAGGAATGTCAGCTCTTTCTTTATCTTCAGGAAGAAGAGCCTTTAACTGCGTCATTGTTGTAATAGCTCCTTCTTGAATAGCTTTTTTAATTGCAATTCCTTTTGGGTCTTCTGCGTTAAAACTTAAATCAGCAATCGCCAACAAACCATTCATAGTTTTAGAAGCAGCAGGAGCAATAATACTTTTCCAGTTTCCTTGTTCATCTTTAACGACAGCGTTGTTTCCAAAAATAAATGGAGAAGGGTTTGTTATTTTTAACAACTCAGCTTGTTTGTTATCAAAAGCCCCGCTTTTTATTAGTTTTTTGTAATTAGTTTTTTCTGTAGGGCTAAGAAGCTCAGAGGTATTAATTAGATTTTCGTTGGCTGTTCTTCTTTTTCCTACTTCTTCTCTAGTCTGTACTTTAGATGTTAAGTTTTCTAAGGATTCTGCTCTTCTTAGTGCGTACTCAGAGTCTTGTTGTGCTTGCTCTATTCGAGTACGCTCTTCTTGTTCTTGTTTATCTGTTAACTGCGCAGCAGCAGCCCTCAAAGCAATTCCTTGTTCAGGATTTATAGTATCAGCTACTTGAGCTAACTGTATAAGATCAGTAGGACTGTTTGGATCAATGCCTTTAGCTGCTTCTCTTAATCTTTCAGTACCAGTGCTTGTGTCAATTCCAAACAAACCTCCTGCACTAGTTCGTAAAGTAGCTTCTCTTTGTGGTTGATAATAAGCAGCAACGTTACCGCCTTGTTTTATTATACTAGCTAACGCAGCCCCTTCAGCTCTTTGTTCAGCTAAAGGATCAGGAAGCATATCTGCAAACAATGTTTGTATATTTATTGTCATTTTTATTGCTCCTAGCTCTTAATGTATTTGTTAAACAAACCTTCAAGCAAGCCAGTTTGTTGCTGCTGTTGGTTTCCTAGTAATATGTTAGCAAGGCTCTGTAGTCTTGCTTGTTCTAGTCCTGACGCTGTTTCTTGAGCTGCTGCTTGTGCAGACAATCCTGACTGTAACATTGACGCTCCTAACTGAGCGCCTTGTCTAGTACCTGCTGATGCTATGTCTTGTACACCTAACGCAGGTCTTAGCAAGTTGCTTAGTTGCTCTGTTGGCAAGTAAGACGCACCTAAAGACTCTAAACCAAACTGTCCTGCTAGTCCTAACCTAGCTCTAGTTTCTTCTAGTCCTGCTAGTGTCTGAGCTGATTGTAGCCTCTGCTCTTCTCTAGCCTGTTCCATAGCGCTAACGCCTAGTCCTGCTTGTTGCTCTGCTATAGCTTTCTCTAATGCTAATTGCTCTGGAGTACCGCCAAACATAGAAGTTCTTACACCAAGCCTACCTTGATTAGCTAGTCTCTGTTCTAAACCAAGCCTAGCACGCTCCTGTTCAGGAGACACAGTAGCCTGTAGCCTCTGCATTATCTCCTGCTCTCTCTGTTGTGGGCTTTGAGCGCCTAACAACATATTAATAACGTTAGTCTGCTCACGTTCTCTCTCTTCAGGGCTTGCTAATATCCCTATAGATTGAGCGCTAACGTCCTGTAGCTGTTTCTGTATTGCTTGTTGTTCAGGTGATAGCGTAAGACCTAAACTACCTTCTGGTGTTGTTGTAGCACCACCAATAGAGGAAGTCACAGTAAAAGGCTTAAACTGAGTCTGAGCAGCTATGTCAGTAGCAGCTTTTTCTGCCCTCTGCATAGACTGAGTGCCTATGTCTCTAGCCGACTGAATTCCTTTATTAGTGCCATATATAGAACCTGCACTCTGTAGAAAATCAAAAAGTCCCATTAGATGTTCCTTCCTATGTTATTCATATAATTTATTTCCTCTTGCATAACCTAACAAACCTATAAACTCAGGACGTAAAAAATCTGATTCAAACTGAGATTGATATATAGCGTCTGCTATTGGTGTAGCTAACTGTAAAAGACCATCTTCTCCGTCTTCTCCGTCCTTACCGTCTTTACCTGCTATTCCGTTTAGTCCGTCTAATCCGTCTGTACCGTCTAATCCGTCTGTAACTACTGTTTGTGTACCTGCGTCAACACCATCGCCGTTAACAGCGCCGTTACCGTTACCATCATTGTTATCATCACCGTTGCCATTACCATTGCCATTAGGAGCTGCTCCGTTACCGTTGCTATCACCGTCACCGTTACCGTTGTTATTACTATCACCGTCACCGTTACCGTTAGAGTCTGTACCGTCACCATTACCGTTAGTAGGAGGATTAACTGGTGGAAAAACAGGTTCTTGAGGTGTTACAGTCGCTAACTCAGCGTTAGGGTCAAAACCCTGTAGTATTAACATTTCTATAAGATTACCGAACAAGTCATTATCGTCGTCAGTTGTTTCTATTTCTTCATCAACAACAGGTAGGTCAGATGCAGGTACTCCCATACCAACTAACTTGTCAGTCAAACCTTTAATAGTTACGTCATAAGCAGCGTCAGACTCTTCTGGAGTCATCTCTACAACACCCTGCTCTGTACCTTTAGTCTTTATAACTCCTGCTTCTTTGTCAGCTATTGCTTGATTTAACATATCTAGTGTAGCGTTACCGCTGCTAAACTGACCTTCTTGCTCCATAGAGTCTAAAGCATCTGCAGCAAGTGCATCTTGATACGCTTCATCAAACATCTCTTGGGAAGTCTGTATACCATACTGCCCACCAAATAGAGAAGCTATTGGGTCGTCTTGGTCTAAACTAAGACCGTCTAAAAAACTTACACCATTAAAAGGAATAGGTTCTCCACGTTGATAGTTATAATTAACATCATTAATCAAAGAAGATTTTCTAGCTGCTTCTATGTTGTCAACAGTATTGTTTAATACGTTAGTATCAAATACATTCCTATCTAAAAAAACATCATCAAGCAAACCTTGTACTGGTGATTCAGTAGCTTCACCAACAGGCACAAACCTGTTAGTAGCGCTGTCCCACACCATTGACGTTGGTTTTGGAGTTACTAAAGTTCCCATTTACTTCTCTCTACTGACGCTTTTAACTTTCTCTACGGTACGCATACCGCCTAGACCAAGCATACCTAGCAACACAGGCATCATCTCAGACATCTGTAGCAACGGTATAGTTATGTCACTTTCGGCTACAGCTAAACCAAAGTTACCCATAGGTATTAATATGTAGTTACTTGCCATGCCTACAACAGTGACCCACCCTACGGCAGGTCGCCATCCTGCAACAAACATATTACGATGCGCTGCTTCAGCCTTGTTAACTTCTAACTGTGCCATGACCTGTTGCTGCGTGTGCTTTTCAGCCATTGTCGCAATGTCATGTGACAGCTTTTCCTTTAAGTCTTTATCTTGAATAAACTTATCAAGAATGTTACTTACAGGGTCTATTAAAGAAGCAACCATACCAAGCATTAGGAAGCACCTAAGATAATTATAAGGACTATAATGCAGAGAGTACCTACACCTGCTTGCTTCTCACTAAGGTCTTGTATCTTAGTTCTAACAAACTTACCTAGTTTCTTTACAATCATATAAATCTCCTTAGTACACTTTTGGTGCTGTTGTCAAGTAAATTATTAAAGTATAACATTTTCTGCACTATTTTCCAATCTATGTCAAGCATTTTTTTCCTTGTTTATATCAATTACTGATAGTTTAGGTTGTTCTTCTAAGTCTGGTTCAAGTATAAAGTAGTAAAGTTCCATGATTTCATCTATTTCATACTTGCCTCTGGTGGCTCTAACTAACTCTAATATAAGAGCTTGACGAGCCTCCTTAGTGTCCACTAATAAGTACCACCATCTATAGTTGATAAAGTAACCGTACCTGTAGCTGTTAAGTTAGCTACCGTTACAGTACCAGTAAAAGTAGGCGATGCACTGTTAGATTTGCTGTTTACTGCTACAGCAATAGCGTCATAGTCTGCTCCAATTTCTACGCCTTTAATTACCTTGGCAGGATTTCCGCTGACCATCGCGTCTTTAGCAGCGTAGTTCGTCAATTTAGTGTAATTCGACATCTTATACTATCCTTCCCATAAGGGCTTGAATGTTAATTTCTTGTATTGCAATAGCTTTACCATCAATAGTAGTCTCTACACCTATAGCCACTACCGTACCTTGTCCACTGGTGTTAATCTTTTGTCTGTTAATTAACGAGATTGACGATGAATACTCTGCTGTAGTGTTGTACTCTGAGATGTTATATTGACCTACGTTTGACTGTGGTAACGTGTAGGCTTGTTTCTTGTATGCTCCAGAATAGTCATAAGCCCAGTTCAAAACCACAGTAGACTCAGCACCGTTAAAGGTAGTTAGGTTTATCTTTTTTAGAAACTTTAAGTTAGATGTATTGCCAAAACTTAACGGATGACTAAAGTAACTTAACTGATAACTTGCTGCGTTGTCTCTATATGTCTTGTACTCACCTATGCCGTCTTTAATGCCTAAATACATTTTATCTGATGATGTGTTAGTAAAAGCCAGTGGGTTAATAGATGACCATGTAGTTGCTCTATAGCTGCCGTCTTGTAACGGAAACCTTGTATCAAACGCGTACACTACACCAAGATTCTGAAAGTTTAATAACACAAACGCATCTTGTGGTGAGTAGTGTAAAGATATATTGCCTGTTTCAGCAGCAAACAAAGACTTAACATCATTGTTTACGTTCTTAGAAACATCACCAATAGGCGCTGACTTTTCTTGTATCGTTCTAGCTAGGCTTCGTACACCAGAGTCATCTAAGAATATTAAGTCTCTACCCGTAGAAACCACGGCATCTCTATTAACACAACCTATATTAGATATGGTGTCACTTAACGTCATTGTTGCGGGATCATCAGCACCAGAGTAAATAACAATAGAAGTGCGTCCAAATATCACTAGGAAGCCATTGTGGGCTGCTAGAGCAACAATAGTGTCATACCCTGTGGGCCATACCTTGGTGATGTCTATCGAGCCTGTAGAGCCTCCTGACCACGCTGTGCCGTCTAATAAGTCAGACCAATAGATTGTCGACTTGTCTGCTGTAAAATCTGCTACCCATAAACGACCAAACGCTGCTAACACTTCATGTCCTTGCGGAGGAGTACCTGTCGCATGAGTATGAGAAGACATCTTGTCTACTGTACCTGCGTGATCTGAGTACACTAGAGGCTCATAGCCTCTCTGAAATAAGAAAGCATGGTCGTTAAATGATACGATCTTCCAGTTATTTGTAGTGATCGT